AGAGCTTTTACAGTTTCCCCTTTGATGATAATCCCCATGTCCTCGGCAATCTTGCCGATCCGGTCAAAGCCAGCAGTCCCTTCTTTGATAAAAGGAAGGAGATCAGTTCCAGCTCTCCCGAAGATCCGCAGAGCAGTTGCAGACTGCTCCGTGGAGTTCCCCATCTTCGAGATGGCATCAACAGCTTCCCCGAACAGCTGCTCAAGATTCTTAAGCTCCCCAGCATCATTGTTGACAGAAACACCAAGACGCTTGAACGTATCTGCCATCTCCCCAGTTCCCTGGGAAGCTTCCTGAGCTGCGCGTGAAAGCTGCCGAAGCCCAACGTTGACTGACTGTAGGCTGGAACCATTTAGCTCTGCGGCAAGCCCTAGCTTCTGGAGCTTCTCGATTGACACTCCGGTGATTGAATTCATCCGGACCAATTCATCAGAAGATCTCATGATGGAATTGGCCATCAAGGCAACAGAGCCTGCAATGATCCCGCCAGCAACCTTGAATGCCCTAGACAGATCGGCAACGTTGACCTTTAGGGCACCAAGTGCCTTCAAAGGGCCAGCCATTTCCTTAGAGAACTGGTCTTTGAGACCAAGGACAATTTCCAGTTCTTCTTCTGACTTTCCCATTATCGTGCCTTCTTCATCTGCAGCTTCTGATTGGCCTCTTTGAGGTCACGATCTTCCTTGATCCTTGTTGTGAACATCTTTATCTGTTCCCATGTCAGGTCCTGGATATCCTGGATGGAGAGCAGATACCCCTCCTCAACCAGCATCAGCGCAATCCCAAGCCAATCGATCCCGTCTCGCTTTAACCGACGGGCATTGTAGCCTTGCTGTTCTGTGCGTCTGCGCTGGCTTGGGGGGATTGAGGGTCCGAAGGATTGCCCAGAGCTTTCTGGTCCTCCTTCACCTTCCCAAAGCCACTGATCCTCAGAAGGTGACTGAAGACGACGATGGATGACTTCAGGATTGCAAGGTCAAACATCTCTTGGACATCAACTTCGGAGTGGGTGTATTTCCCCCGCTTGATGTCCTCTGGAGAGCAGCCTTCTTTGCGAAGGGACAGGTACAGAAGGTGGAAGATGTTCTCGATGCCAAGATTGGCATTCATGATCTTGAAAACATCCCCGCCCGCCCGCCTCTCGAATTCAATCAGGTCACGGATGGTGAGCGGTGTGAGGGTGTGTTCTTTATCATTCTTGTCCTTGACGTAGAGTTTTTCTGCAGAACCCTCTGTCAGAATCCTCAGCTCCCGAGTGATGAAGCCAATTGGCTTCTCCTCTTTTTCATCCGCCATGACTCGCTCCTTGTAATCATTTTGCCAGAAACAAAAACCTTAATTCGTGAGGGACGGGGTGACGTTGTTTCTCATGACAATCGAGATCTCGCCAGCCGAGTCAGTCCGATATGCCTTGAATCCAATCTCCATTAGGAGACGTCCAGGCTGATTCAGGACAACACGGAAGGTATTGATCTTGGCAATCGCAATGGTGATCGTGATCGTGTATCGGAAGGTGCCCGTAATGATTGGACCTAGGAACGTGATGACCATCTGGCGGTTCGTAGCATTCCGGAAGTCATCAAACTGATTGAAGTGGACAAACTCAGCCTGGAAGCTTCCGGAGACATCCAGCTTGCCAGAACGCTTCGGTGCCCTAGTAAGTCTCGATCCAAGCTTTGGCCTCGCCTCAAGAGCATTGTTGAGGGTAAGCTGGAAGTTGCTCGCCTCAACATCCTCTCCGTTCCACTGAACAGTTCCCTGATGGTAGACAGCCAGCTCCGTAGAACTATAGGATGGAGTGCTCTTGGCAACACGAGAGACGTCCTGGCCCATGATGCTGAAAGAAACCTTGAGCAGATCATCAACCCCGCAGGACAGATCCATGCTCGTGATAAGGCATCCAGTGTAGAGGAAGCTCTTATTTGGTTCTGTCAAGAAGGTCTCTGTCCCACGGAAGACCTCGATTGTCAAGCCAGTCGGAAGCTCATCCGCAATCGTGAAAGTATGGTCCCAGACCGTCGCATTGCTCGTCACGTCTGGCTGAGAGGAAACGATTGTTCCCATCAGCTGCCGGAGTAGCCTTTCCCACCCACCATACTGCGCATCAAACCCAAAGTTTCCAGAGATCGCAATTCCACCTTGGGCAACTTTGGTACTCCGGATTCCAACCTGCGCAAGAGCGGCACTCTCAATCTTTGGCTCTTCGGAGACAATATCCTCTTCATTGATTTCCAAGAAGTGGGCCCTAGCAACAGAGGTTCCATAGGTGGTCTCTTTGCCATACCCAATAAATCCAGTAAGGCCGATGCCTACAGCCATCTCATTTCTCCTTAGCTTCCAATTCTAGTCTTGGTTACGATCTCAACTTCCACTGCAACAGCCATTAGATCTCCGGAGAGAGCACTAACATAGTTGTCTTCCGCTGGCTCAGCCTCTACTGTGCGAGGAAGCATCCAAAGAATCTCCCCGCCCGAGAGCGAGAAGTTTGGCTTGATATTGTCATAGAACATCTCGACGATGCTCACCAGATCATCAATCTTCACATCCAGCGGGTTACTTGTGGTGTCAATCTTCCGCACATAGACAACTCTAACTGGGTACGTCATGTGGAGACCTTTTGGGAGAGTTACCTCCTCAATATCAATCTCCTTCTCCAGATTGAGCCAGATCCCATTGACCATTGAGGTAATGGCAGTTGGCGGGAGCCAAGCAATATTGCCACGGTAGATCCCTTGGAGGCCAAGAGTGGCTTTGAGATTTGTCTCTAGTAGGGACATGATCCCTTCTAGAATCTCATTCGGGTGGAACCTAGCCATTAGGGGGCCACCATCGCGTAGATCTTATGGTCAACCAGGCAAATGATCCCAAATCCTTGAGAACTATAGTCCTGAACAGACTTGACCAGATAATAGAGAGAGCTTTTCAAGAGCCGATCCCCTTCCCGGACATCAACCCCGCCCGAGAAATAGACCTGGAATGTCTTCACAGGAACCTGCCCAAGTCGATTATCAAAATTGTAGACAACTGGACCCGGTTCAAAGAAGCACTTGACAGACGAGGACACCGTGTCATACTTGGCCACTCGCCTATCCCGAATAGTAGAGATGTCCACATCGACATCTGCCCTCTGGATGTCGCAGGAATCATTCATCAGGGCGGTCCAGTTGTCCCTCAATTAGTGAGCCCTCTTCCGATAGGGCTCAACATACTGGCGGACATCTGCCGGGAGCGGGGCAAGATCGAAGCTCTTGCTAAACCCACCAAGACTAAGAGAGGTATGACCCTCTCCAGCAGACTTGTTGTACATGTAGGCGACGTGTGAAGTGGAAGCTATTTCCAAGTCTGTTGGGATCGTAGCATACCCAGCAGAATAGATCAGCCGGATGTTCTGTTTCCCGATGGAGAATAAGGTCTCATCATTGATGAGCCGAATAGCTCCCTGATCTGCATAGATGACATAATCGTCCGACTCAATTTCACTATCCGACCCCCAAGCCCGACTTATATCATCATGGAGAGAAGTGACTGAGACAATTGGCCATTGCTTAGTAAGAAGCTCATCGGTCTCATCCCCATCCTGGTACTCAGTGTAGGTGCGGGACTTCATCTGCTTCCCGCAATACCTCTCTAGGATGTAGAGAGATCGGTTGATGAAACTCTTTAGCTGCTCATCCTTGGATGTATCTGAAGCAGCAAACTTCAAGTGCTCTCGGACCAAAGCGAGCGTTGTCCATGCATTCGTGTCAACATCCACCATCAAGCACCCTTTAGCTTCTGCTGAATTACTCGATGGATGGCTCTAATGAGATGAGGTTGAACTGCATGGACTGCTGGACGTAGGAATGGCTGTTCCTTTGTTCCTGGGTGATGGACTTCTTTGGCAAAAGTGAAAACGGCTCCAGTGTTATTCGGAAGGACATTTTTCGGAGTCGAGTATTCTGTCCAGAACAAGACCTTCTTGCGTCTTGGGAGAATGATATGAGGGCGAGTAGAGAACTCTACATTCACCGCGTACCTAGCGCGAGACTGGATTCTGACACTTACGTTCTTGGTGCCAAAGTTGACAATCTTCCCGTAGACCTGCGAGAGCAAGCGGCTGTCCCCCTTTGGAGCGAGTCTCCCGGCAATGAACGTCATTCGATTCATTGAATCCGTCAGCACCGTCTTCAGCTCATCACTCTTGAAGAATCCTTCGATGGATTTCATGATCTTAAGGATCTTCTCGCTGCCAACAAGACGAACATCAATCTTGAGTGCCATTAGAGTCCGTGCTGAGCTCTGAAAGCTCCCTCTTCTCTGGCCACTAGTGCACGATAGTACAAGCCCTTGACGACATTCCTGAGCGGCTCTCTACGAACCCGATAGGTTTGGTGATGCTCTAGGATGCATCCCTGAATCGTCTTACACATCTCTTTCCGGTATAGCATTTCCCCAACCCATAGAGCATGGTGAGCTCCACGGTATTGCATCCCATCTTGGTGTTTGAAAATCCGAAGGATCTTGTAGCCAGGGGTGTTATCATCCCGTTTCAGGACAACATTGTAGGCATCCGAAACGAGTTCCATCTCAATAGAGCCAACAAGCCTTTCATCGGCATCAATGACAAAGTAGTAGTCACCTTTGGAGCCAACGAAGTATTTTGACCGCTTGGTGTATTCATTGATCCAGGGGAGAGGCTTTCCGCCTGAGCCTTGGTCACAGCGGATAACTTTGTCAACCTTGAAGTCATTGAGGATCTCAAGAGTCCCATCATCAGATTCTGGGTTCAGGAAGGGTTTGAGATTCTCAGCAACTTCAAAATGCCTCTGTGTGATGCAGACAGCAACTTCCTTTTCGACCTCGGAGATCAGGCTCTGGTATGCTCCATCAACCGCAATGATCTTGGCCCCTGGAGCATACCGACGAATGGATTCAATGCACCCCGGGAGCATCAAGGATTCGCGGTAGCAGTTTATTGCAAACCAGAGATCCTTCATTGGCTCCTCAAGAGTGGGGGAGGGGCAAGGTTTGGAGCCCTGCCCCTCCCCGTCAGCTGGGGAACTGGGTTGATCAGCTCGTGGCAACGTCCCTGCCAACCTGACAGATCTGATCCGTAACACCGGAGTAGATCGGCTGGAAGTCATGACGCATCGTCACAACCATAACCGTCTGATCCGTCTGGATCTCCTCGAAGGTCTTCAGCGTCATCTTACGCTTCTGACCCTGAACAAAGCAGGTCTTGTTCACCAGGATAATTACTGTGTTGTCCGTGGTCGTGACATCGTAGTAGCCCGTGGTCGAGAGATCCTCACGGACGTGCTCCGACACAACAATCGGAATACCATCCAGGCGTCCAAGCTCACCGTTCAGGATGGTCGCACCTGGGCCATACTTCTCCAGCGTGGTGACCTCATCGAGCCCGAGAAGCTTCGCATAACCCTTCGGTCCAGTGATCCAGCAAAGCTCAGCAGGGTTGACACCATACCGGCCCATCGTGGTACGCATCGACCGAAGGCCAGCCAGGTTGAACGTCGTCAAAGCAACCAGGGTGTTCAGAACCTGAGCCCGACGACGAACGCCATTGGCAGCCGTCTTCTTATCACTAGCAGCAGTAACATCAATGTCCATGTTGCCAACGGTGCGCGTATCACCGTTGATCAGGACCGTCTCCCACGCATCGCCCATGACCCGAGCAAGGTTGTCCTTGATGAAGGGGAGGGCAGGGATGATTGAATCCTCCTGCATCTCCTCGCTGACAACCGTCCGAGCAGCCAGCTTCGTAGCCGTCAGAGTCACAGACGAGGACCCAGGGGTGGACGCCGTGATGCGCCCAGCCTCCGTCGCCTCAACCGTAGACTCAGAGACCTTGTAAGCTGTCGCATCCGAAGCAACCGTTGGCAGCTTGTAGGGGTTGCTCGGCATCGTGATCATGCGGAACAGGTTGCCAACCTTCAGCGACAAACGATACTTGTCGATCAGGTCACTAGAGAATTCGGTCGGGACCCAATCCGCACCAGAACCCGAAGCACCCGCCGACATAGCCTTGCGGATCTCGGTGGCCTGGGCCTGATTCTTCCTCCAGATCTTGGTCTGGGTAGGGTGGACACGAAGCATCTTGGAGATGATGAGGACGTTGTCGTTGAACTCCATCATCTCGCGGGTCTTCCCGTCCGCGCCCTTCTGAATCAAGAATGGATTGCCATCCTCGCTGCCCTCACCCTGATGAGGCTCCAGGTGCTCGCCCTTGCGGAACCTCTGGATGACATCATCCTTGATGGCCTGTTCCCGAGTCTTGACCATCTCCTCGACTTTCTTCTCCATGCTCTCAGAGAAAGTCTTGCCCTGTTCCTTGAGGGCAACGATCTCCGTCTTCATGCTCTTGATGATTTCGAGGGTCCCCTCAAGAGCCTTCAGTTTATCTGGCATTTTTGTGGCCCTGATGACTGCTTTCTCCTAGACGTGACCAGCACTCACTGGGCACGCTGCTTCACGAGTTCATCCTTGAGAGTAGAGATTTCCTTGATCTCATTTTTAATTTCGTCGAAGACCTTCTGCTCCTCTTCTGTCAGAGAATCATCATCACTGCCATCGGAACCTTCATCTTCATCAGACTTGCTGACCGATTCCTTGCCATCAGATTCCGAGTCAGAGGCTTCGTCCTCAGACTCATCGGCCTTCTTCACTTTGGCCTTCTTCTTGGAAGACTTCTCCTTTGGAGGCATCTCCTCTTCGGACTCCTCCTCCTCATCTTCCTCGTCTTCCATCTCCTTCTCAACTTCCTCGTCCTCTTCCTCTTCCTCGTCCTCCTCTTCGGAGTCATCTGCTTTGTCAAGGAAGAGTTCCTCAACCTGCTCATTCATGTCAGCCTTGAAAAGCTCAAAGTCCTCCTGCTTAGAGACCAGAGCTTTCTTGTCGTCCTCGGAAAGATCCTTTTTGGCAATCTCCTCTTCGATTGCCTTCTTTATCTCCTCCATGTTAAGCTCAATGCCTTCGAGGGCCTTCACAACTCTCTGGTTCTTCTGGAAACGCTTGATCAGGATCAAATTCTCACCCCCTTCATTTCCTGAATCATCACGCTTGAGAAAAAGAAGCTTCCTCTTGTTGGCAGCTTTGTCAACATAGGAGATCTCTTCGACCTCAATATCTGCCAGCCGTGCCTTCTCAACTTTCATCTCACACTCTCCAATTTCCGAACCGCATCCCGGAAGAGCACAGCATCCGGAGAATATTTCCTGCAGATCCCATCATGGCTAATTGAAGAACGACGAATTGCAAACATCCTCTTGAACTTGTTTCTGTCCATCAAGGTTGCAACCTTGATCTTATGGATGCCACGCTTCTTCATTAGCTTTGCGCACCGAGTGCAGACACCACTCATCTTCTCTTGGGTGATTACATATTCACCAGCTTTGAAGATGGAGTCAGAAAGGTGCTTCTGAGTTAGGTGCTTGTTAGCTTCGACTGCTGCTAGCTGCTGGAACGCGCCCTCGCGGGAGTCATGGCACCCAAGACGTCTACCACCACCCTCCTGGAACACGCACCACTTATCGCCAACTCTTCGGATGACTTTCTGAACATCTTGCTTCAGGATCAGGGCAAACTTGACAAAGCCCTTTGGCTCTGGAAGAGATTCCCTCTTTTGAATGAATGGAGGAGCTTTGCTCTCATCCCGAGCTTTCCCACCCATCGAGTAACCAGTGTACTTCCCTGCCTTCAGATCCTGCCATAGTACATCATCCAGAACCTTGTGGACCTGGATCCAGGATCCCTTCAGGACTGGCTGAGTCCCTTCCATATAGGAGCAGGGAGCAATAAAGTTTTCAACAATGGCAGATTCGCCCTTCCGGATCCGACGCTCATGCATGATCCCAAGAGCCCCCTGCTTGATCATGAAGTTGTGGCAAGCTTTAAGGATCTCTCCGGCACTAGCCGAGTCGCCCTGAGCATCGATGATGTCGGGCTCATAGACAATTCCAGCAACCAGACGCTGCTCTTCGCTCTTAGTGAATAGTGCAAAGTCTGCGGTCCAGTGGAGGGTGCCATCCTCGTCGCGCTTTGTGACCCTGAAGGCAGACTTCCCAACCTTGACATCCACCTTCCCGGGGTGATCGCTCTTGTAGCCATCGATGGATACGGCTGCTGGCATGAAGTTAATGACGTTGTGTGTGTGGGCAGGAGTCCCAGCCTCTTCCGTAGCTCCATCGCCAGAGCCACTCATGTTCTTGATGTTGTGGATGTGCTGATCGTACACATCCGGCTGCGTCACTGCTTCATAGGTCTTTTCATCCGCCTTGCGGACACGGTTGTTGAGATCGAGATAGGCTTTGGTGAGAGAATCATCAAGCTTCGGGGGGCTAATCTTCCTTGTCTTGAATTCCCGAGTCATCACCAGCTCTGCCTTGAGCGGCTCAACCTCAAATTCTAGTGGATGACCGGATGGATTGCGAAGTGCCTTCTGCACATACTCATTGTGCAGGAGACGGTACAAATCCCCAAGGGCTTCATCGTTCAAGTCCCCAAGGTAATGGGGGTCTTGAGCAAGGAAGACAACTCCGCCACCCGGGCCCATAAACTTCTCTAGCGCCTTCTGACTGGTCTCTTGGACTTCCATCTTCCCCTCACCACTTGGCCATTCCCCTCGTCGAGTCAAGCATCACAAGGTTACATTTTGGCACTACACAGACGATCCCTGACTTTGTTTAGGTGCTCCACCCCTTTCTCCAAACACTGGATGAAATGGTAGAGAGCTTGGGTTGATTTATCGGTTTGAAACCAGTAGGCTGCTTTGACAATATTCCTGTACTCACCAATCTTGTAGCAGCCATTGTAGGGGATGACCTGTCTATGGAGATACTCCCCATATAGGTGTAGAGGGCAGACGGTACAAGCCCCCCTGAATCCCTTATTCTCGACCGTCTGCCGATAGGTGACACAGTAGTGACAGTCTTTGTACTCTCGGTATTTTGAAACCTGCTTGTCTGCAAGCTCCATGTCTCCGGAGAGGAGACACTGCTTGCAAATGCGGATGATCTCGACAGACTTCTGTCTTGATTTCTCAAAGGCTTCAAACTCGCTGCTCAAGTTCCACACTCTCTTTGTGCAAGAAATGTTGGTAATATTCCAAGTGGTCTGGGGTTATTTCTGTGACCTTGCTGAACCCGATCCGAACGTGAGCTGGCTCGATGAGAAGACAGTTGAAGGGGACTGGGCGTTCTTGGGTCAGCTGCCTCTTGGAGACTGATACGAAGGTATCGTGCTGACCACGGTTGTCATACGCAATGTCATAGGACCATGCATAGAATCCTTGGCTAAGGAAGCTCCTGAGATATGGAGCAAGCATATTCAGCTTCACAGAAGCCTGAGCCGACATGATCCCCCAGGGGTTCAGTAGGCTAGAGAAGAGCATACAATTTTCAGCAGAGAACAGATTCTGGTAGTCCTTGAGGATGTTGGCATCATTGGGCGAAGGGAAATCCAGAAGGATCAGGTCATATCGGTCTCTACATGATCTCGCATACTGAATTGCATCCTGGGTGTAGATATGGACTCTTGGACTTAGGAGGGAACCACGATTGAGATCCGTCAAGATCTTCTCAGTCTGATAAAGCTCGATCATCATCGGATCAATCTCTACCAAATCAATCTCAAGAGACGGGAATTTCAGGAGTTCCCTAGCTGCCAAGCCATCTCCGCCACCACAGATCAGGGCTCTTGTCAAACCCTGAGCTGCGCACCCCGAGAGAATCGCCATCGTCTCATGGTAGCGGAATTCAAAATAGGAGTTGTACTGCCACGCATCATCAAGATGGAGAACGTGAGCCCCATCATAGATTGGGTCCTGAGTTATGTCAATGAGTTGATACTTAGAC